GCCTGTACGTTTGTATCGCCTTCGGCTCTTGCTTTATTACTGACTAAAGACAGACAAAGAAGTGATAACGCTAGTAGTCGTAATCGCATCATTCTGAGTTACTTTTTCAACCATTTGACTTGCAGCCCTTGTAGAAATAGAAAGTGACCAAGGAGCAGTAGCTGTGTGAACTGTAAAGACTGCATCACCACCAGCTATACCAGCAGAAGCAGCTACAGATATATTACTTGCTTCCCAAGAATTTACTGCTGCACCATATTTTTCTGTGACGATACTGCGAGTTATGGTCTGAGTAGTATTCTCAGTTCTGTTAGATGTACCAGTAGTCCATGTAGGCACAGGGTTTGCATAACAAGGTGCAACTAAAAATAAACCTAGTAAGAGTAGTTTTTTCATTTGGTGGTAGGTTTAGAGGTCTTACTATCTATATTATCTTTTTTCTTTTTTATTTGGAAACCTAGTGATGCAGTACTAGCTGAAAAAATACTTGCAATAAATGTTGGGTCAAAATCTACAATCTTTTTACCAGATGGCGGTTCGTAGTATGAGAGAGATAATAGCGTTGCCGACCATAAAAGCACACAAACTTTAACTATGGTTTCGACTTTACTTGGTTCTTGTTCTTCCATAGAAGTGCAAACTCTTGTCTAATACTAGCAATGTAGCTATGTTTGGAAAGTAACACAAGATTATTATGCTCAAACTCTTAAAACCAATACTACTAAAATTCTTTACTACAACTGCTGTAAAGAGATTAGTAGTCGATCTCCTTAGAGCTATCTGCAAACAAACTACCAACACGCTAGATGATCGTGCTGTGGATATGTTGGAGCAACAGTTGTTTCCTAAGATGAACTAATATGAACCATAAAGAGTTTTTTAAGATCCTTGTTGGCAACCCACCGCCAGAAGTAGAGTTTGAAATTGAAGTCAAGCAACGTGAAACAGAACAAATGCCCGAAGAAACTGTAAGGGCATACTGTTTAGACCTAGTTAAATACACCAAACTACAGGATTTGCTTTTAACTTCAGCAATAATGCGTATATCAGACATAGAAACCAAGCTATATCGCTATGAAAAAGGTATGAAACTATACAAGAAAGTTAGAAAGCTAGGTTTCTTTGGTAAAATAAAGTATCTCCTATCTGGCAATACAGGTCAGAAGTGATTATATTATTTAAAAACAAGACTAATCATGGATAAAAATTTTAAAATCCTAGAAAAGTTACATTTACTTCTTGCAAAAGAACTGACAGATAAGATTACAAGTGGAGAAGCAAAGGCAGGGGATCTAAACGTAGCTAGACAGTTTTTGAAAGATAATGGTGTTGAGTGCTTACCTGTAGAAAAGAACCCAATGCAAGAGCTTATGGAAAACCTACCAGACCTAGATGCTGTACCTTTAGCTGATTTATAATTGCAACCCCTACCAAAAAAACTACAGGACTTTAGATATTTCTTAATCGTTACTTGGAGACATCTAAACCTACCAGATCCTACACCTGTTCAGTTAGACATAGCTGAATATCTACAATATGGTGCAAGACGTAAAATCATACAGGGATTTCGTGGTGTAGGTAAGAGTTGGATTACATCTACCTATGTAGTGTGGAGACTTCGTATGAATCCA